ACGGAGCCTTCCCGGACAACCCCCCCGCCCCGAAAGGGGCGAGTTTTATGTCCGGGGCCCGGATGGCTGACTACCATCCGGAGGGGTAGGCGTAAGCGATCTACCCCACAGGAGGTCAGGGCGGACTCTGGCTGGGGGTGCAACGTTAAAGGGGGTTAGCCCTCCTACCTTGCACCATATCCCAGGAGTCCGTCCACGGCCTGGACAGGTTGTCAATCTGTCCAGGCATAGGACCTCCTTGCAATGGCGGCTCTGTTTCCAGCTCCTGACCCCGGAATACCCGGTAGGGGGATGAGACAAAGCCCACCCCGACCCCGGAATACCCGGTAAGGGAGATGCCGCGCCATAGCAACCACCAAGACCCGAGGATCAGGTAGCGAACGGATTGGATACCGCCGCGTCGTCACCATAGGGTCCCGGGTAGCCACTACCGGGGACGTACCCCGGAGGCCCACATCCGAAGAGTGTGGGTCATTGGCATAGGAGGGGAAAATCTCCCATATACAGAGAAATCTTCCCCTTTAGCAAGGACGGCCCCGACCTCCCGACAGGCCCGAGCGAGGCGAGAGAGACCCCGGATACTCCGCTCCCTCCGTCCTAGTCCCCACGAGGACTCGCGTAGGGGGTCAATGACCACCGAAGCGAGAAGGTCAAAGTCGACGTTACCGCCGGCGACGACCTCAGAGAACCCACGATCATGAAGATCTTGGACCTCGTCCTCAAAGGACGAATAGACGGAGAATAGCGGGATATCGAGGGCTTCCCACCCCGTCGCCTTTTGGGACCGGAGCTGATTTACGACTTTCAGAAGGTCGTCATAGATGACCGACTCAAGAGTTGTAGAACCAGCCTCAAGGGACTTCTGGATGATCGACCGGACAGCCAGGGAGAATAGATCCATACCAAAAGACTGGTAGAGATCAAACTCCTCGGGTGTCTTGGCCCCACAACTCCGGAGGACAAAGTCGACCGGAGTGATGGTCCCCTGAAACAGAAGGGTCGCGACCTCACAGTCGCTAGCCCTCTGGACAGCCCGCCGGCAGTTTTCCTTCCGTCGGCGGAGGGAATCATACAGTGTCCCAACCGACCCAGGGATACCGGACCTAGGCACAAGCCCCTTACGCCCCTCCCCCCAAATTGCCGGAACTAGGAGACTAATGTCCCCAAGGTTACCGACGACAGAGGAAACGGGATAAGGGGTAACTTCGGTCCCCCTGTAGATGTACCTCTTTGCGAATTCGCAAAGCTCCGAGGACACAAAGGTCTTCGAAGGTGATACTTCTACACCAAGGGAACCGATCTTGGCCCGGTAGGACTCTCCCAGACGTGCGTCCCCAATAAGGATGTCGTCCCCCAGGACGACGTACTTAGCCCGGGTCCACGGAATCCCGAGCTCCTGGCAGCACCAGAACACCACAAAGTGGTGGGCAAGTGCGAAGGATCCCCACGAGGAATAGAATCCCATGGGGTTCCCGACTGAGTACTGAACCTCAGTTCCCTCGGGCGTTTTGAATGGGTAACCAATCATCACGTCCTGCCAAGCTTGGACATACTTCTCTGAGAGAACCCCCCTGAGGACATCGGCAATCAGACAGATCGGGAACCTGTCTGTTGCCGAGGTGAGGTCGACCGAATAAAGGGTAACCCCCTTCGGCCAACTGGACACCTTGTCCACAAAGGACCCTTGGTCAAATGTCACATCTTGGCGGA